AAGACCTCTTATTATTTCAACATTAGATACATACATAAATGGTAAAGACATTCTCATTCGTTCTCAAAGACTCATAGATGAACTATTTACATTTATTTGGAGTGGTGGTAGAGCCGAAGCAATGAAGGGTTACAACGATGACTTAACAATGGCATTGGCAATTGGACTTTGGGTAAGAAATACGGCACTTCGTTTGAAACAAGAAGGAATTGATTTAACAAAAACAATGTTAAACTCAACACAGGTAAGTCAATATACCGGATTCGTTGCATCAGGACATCTTAAACAAAATCCTTATGAAATGGATATGGGTAAAAAGGGAGTAGAAAATTTAACTTGGTTATTAGGATAATTGTATATTTATATGTTGAAACTATTGTAATATGAGACTAATTAATTTAATTCCGTTAAAAGAAATGGAAAATCCTTGTTGGAAAGGATATGAAATGGTAGGAACTAAGAAAAAAGATGGTAAAGAAGTACCAAATTGTGTTCCTGTAAAGGAAAATGTAGTAAGTGAAGCAACTGGTAAAGAAGCAAAAGAAATTGCTAAATTAACGGGCACACGTGATAGTATAGTACAAAAATTTATAGATGATTTTAATTTAAATGCCAAAAACCTTTTTAATTTTATAGCTAAAGGAAAAGAAAAGGTTAGAAAAGATTTCGCAACCGCAATGTCAGGTAGACCGGGTAATAAATATCAAGGTGATTTTGTAGGTATGTTTGGTGAAGATATCAATAGTGACGATGATGTTAATTATGGTTTAATTGAACCGGAAGAATATGATGTAGAAGATGAGGATATGGAAGATTTTATTTCTTTTATGAGAGCATATTCAAAAGATTTAAATGAAGCAACTTGTCCTTGTATGCATGAAGCAGAATATCAGGGTAGAGAAGTTAAGTTGGGTAAACCAATGCAAGGTGATGTAAAGAAATTCAAAGTATATGTAAAGAATCCTGCAGGAAATGTTGTTAAAGTAAACTTCGGACAAAAAGGAATGAAGATTAGAAAATCAAATCCTGCTGCAAGAAAATCATTTAGAGCAAGAATGAATTGTGATAGTCCAGGACCAAGACATAAAGCAAACTATTGGTCTTGTAGAAAATGGTAAATTTGGAAATGTGAAAAATTTTTCATATATTTAGAAAAATAGAATAATATAAAAATGGCAGATAAATCAATATTTAGTAGGTTACAAAAATTATTTTCAACAAACACAATTGTTCGTAAAACACAAGATGGTGTAAAGGTTGTTGATACCGATGAGTGGCAGAATATGACCACAAACTTAGTTGACCGCTTTATGAAAATGAAAGTGACCAACTATGGTACAGGACAAACAGCATCATCAATGGCATATCAGCAAGTTAGAATTGACTTGTTTAGAGATTACGACTCAATGGACTCAGACCCAATCCTATCATCGGCATTAGATGTTTACTCAGATGAAACAACTGCTAGAAATGAAATGGGCAATGTTTTAAAAATTCATCATGAAGATGACCAAATAAAACAATTATTAGAAAATTTATTCTATGATATTCTTAATGTAGAATTTAACCTATGGCCATGGACAAGAAACTTGGTAAAATATGGTGATTTCTTTTTACAATTAGAAATAGCAGATAAATTGGGTATTGTAAATGTAATGGCTTTATCAACATACGAAGTTAGTAGAGTTGAAAATTTCGACCCAGAAAATCCACAAAGAGTTAAATTTATATACGCACCATACCAAAACCCATCGGGTGGATATGGGCAAACTCCAAAGAAAGAATTTGAAAACTATGAAATAGCTCACTTCCGTTTAAATTCGGATTCAAACTTTTTACCTTACGGAAAATCAATGATAGAAGGTGCAAGAAGAGTTTGGAAACAATTGATGTTAATGGAAGATGCTATGTTAATTCATAGAGTAATGAGAGCACCTGAAAAAAGAATATTCAAAATTGACGTAGGTAATATCCCACCAAACGAAGTGGATAACTACATGCAGAAGATTATCAATAGTTCTAAGAAAGTTCCATTTGTAGACGAAAGAACAGGAGATTACAATTTGAAATACAATATGCAAAACCTTATTGAAGATTATTATATGCCAGTTCGTGGTAATGATAATGGTACTTCAATTGATACATTAAAAGGTTTGGAATACAATATGATTGATGATATCAACTACTTAAAGGGTAAGTTAATGGCAGCATTGAAAATTCCAAAAGCATTTTTAGGATATGAAGAAGATGTAAATGGTAAAGCAACATTGGCAGCACAAGATGTTAGATTTGCAAAAACAATTGAAAGAGTACAAAGAGTATTAATTTCAGAATTGACTAAAATAGCAATTATTCACTTATACGCACAAGGTATTACGGATGATAGATTAACTGACTTTACATTAGAACTTACAATACCATCAAAAATATACGAACAAGAACAAGTTGAATTATATACTTCTAAAGTGGCATTAATTCAATCAATGCAACAAACTAAAATGTTCTCTAAAGAGTGGATGTATGAAGCAGTAATGAAACTTGCAAAAGATGAACAAGATACAATGACATTACAAGTATTAGATGATACAAAACAAACATTCCGTTTAACTTCAATTGAAACACAAGGTGTAGACCCTGCAAAAGAAACAGGTACGGATGAACCAACTAATGTAGAAGAAGAATTGAATAGATTGAAAACGGAATTAGAAGAAGATGGCCAAGTTGGTAGGCCCAAAGACCCGGTTAGATATGGTAAAGATGACCATCCAGAAGGTAGAGACCCATTGGGTATTAAGACCCTTAAACAAAAAGAAGGTTCGGTAAAATATAAAGCAAGAGATTCATATTTAGAGATATTTAAAGATATGAATGGAAATAAAAAGACTATTTTAACCGAAGATACCACAAAAGAGTAATAAACCAATAATAAAATATATTTATATCAGAATAATTGTATAATTTGATGAAAAAAATAAAACATTCGAAATTTAAAAATACGGGATTTATATTTGAATTATTAGTAAGACAAATCACCGCAGAGGTTATGTCATCTAGTAAATCAGTAGCAGAAAAACTTTTAAAAGAACACTTTAATTCTAAGCAAGAATTATCAAAAGAATTGAAATTATATCAATATCTTATTAATGAAAAATATAATTCAGAATCGAAAGCTGAACAATTCATCAATACAATATTAGAAGCTCGTAAAAAAATAGATGAGAAAAAACTTACAAAAGAGAAATACAATCTTATTAAAGAAATTAAAGAAACTTATAATTTAGATGAGTTTATTAAATCTCCAATTTCTAATTATAAAACATTAGCATCTATTTATAAAATATTTGAAACAGTTGTAACCGATACACAATACGAACCAACCGACATAGTATCGGCAAGATTTACAATTGCAGAAAATATTATCAATTCTTCTATCCAAAATAAAGATGTAAAACTTAAAGATGCAGTTTTAGAAGAATATAGAAAGCAAGATGATGATTTAAGAGCAGTTTCTTATAAATTATTAGTTGAATCATTTAATAGTAAATATAGTAATCTTACAAATGACCAAAAAGGTTTATTAAGAGAATATATTAATAATATCAATAATACTGGTAAATTAAGTGAATATGTTTCAAATGAGATAACCAAATTAGTAGAAGGATTAAAAGAAGTTGGTTCTAAAATTTCTGACAAAGTTACAAAAATTAAATTAGCAGAAACAATTGCAAATATTAGAAAAATTAAATCTGTTAGAAAGATTAAAGAACAACATTTATCAGCAATGATGATGACATATGAATTATTAACAGAATTAAAACAATCGTTAAAAAAATAAAAAATGACAAATTATAGAATTTCAAAAATAGATTATTTTACATCATCTTCAGTTTCAACTAAAATAGGAAATCAATCAACATCATCATTGTATACAAAAGTGTGGGGTGTGATGATTCCGTCTGGTTCGGTTGCACAAGGAAGTGTATCATTGGAAGGTGGTGGAGACATTTATTTAAATCAATTGGTACCTGGACAAATTTATCCATGTTACCCAACAGCAATTAGAGTATCTGCTGGAACCGGTTCAATATTATCATAAAATTTAAACGGAGAACAAATGCCAGTAACATCTAAAGAACAAAAATTAAGTAAGATTAGAGAAATCGTTCGTAAGATAGTAAGAGAAAGAATGATTGATGAAATGAACACTACCGGTGGTGTGGAAGGATATAATACACCTTTTGCATTTAGTGGCAAAGATGGTGAAAAGAAAAAAGCTAAAAGACAAGCAGACCTTACAGGATACACTCCGGTTAATGAAAATAGATGGTTGGCATTAAAACAAGATGAATCAACCGCACAAGCTAAAATTGGTAGAGGTATATCTAATATCAATAAACAATTAAAAGAAATGGAAAGATTTCTTAATTGGTATGGTAAAATTAAAAATGAAAGTGGTGTAGATAATAAATCTTATTGGAAAAGGACAAATAGTCATATTTATAGTATACAAGAGAGATTATTAAAATTAGACCAAAAAATTAGACAAATTTCAGAAT